TTGCACATTAACTTTTTTGCTGTCTGTCTCGCCTTTCATGCCTGCAAATTCCAGCTTGATCATAGCACGTTCTACCCAAAAGAATGTGTTAGAGTCATCGCCGTCTGGGAGGAATCTTACAGCTGATTCACCTCCTTCTTTAAGATTCCAGAAAGGATAAATTGAAAGATCGCCGGTACCTGTTCCGCCGCCTTTTACTTCTTGTTCTTTTAATTTTGCTCGAATTTCTGCTAAAGTTGCCATAGTTTTTTCTCCTGTAGTTGCCTATGTTTTGCCTATATTATCAGACACGTGTCCGATAAAAAAACGCATATAGCTAGTATATGCGTTTTTATTTAGCTTTGCAAGCAAAAAGGTAGAAAAAATAAAACTTATGCAGTCAATCCTGCCAATTTCTTAAGATCTGCTATCATTGTCATAGCTTGATCAGGAGTTGTTGGCTTCATTTTAGACAATGCTGTTTTAAGATCCGGCGTAGTGCCTGCTCTTGTAGGCGATACTGAAGGCATAGAAGTTCCAGATGATCCTGCTCCTGGCATACTAGGCATATTCATACCTTTCATCATGTCACCAAACTTGCCCTGTATACCTTTATACATACCACCTACGGGATCACTACCACTGGCATCAAGGCCCATACTACCGGCCATACCTTTGAATTTGCCCATAGCATCATCATAACTGGCAGGTTGGCCGTTTATGGTGCCACTGCTAGTATTAGTAGTTTTCATATTAGCAGCTGGGATCTTACTTTGTATATTCTGCATCATACCTTGTGGATCCATTCCGCCCATCATGCCTTTCATCATACCGCCCACATCAGATATACCAGCTTCCATAATACCAGCCATTCTTCTCATGTCTGATAACTCTCTTGAATGGCTATGACGCTGCTTGTATTTTTCCATAATACTGTTGCAGGCTCTTTCCACCATGTGATCAAATCTCTCAGCCTTATGAGTGCCCGGGGGAACATGATATTTTTCTTTAAGTTCCTTACACATCTTTGTGACAAACCCTTCTTCACCTATAGTAAAGGTCCCCTCAGTTTGATTAAAAAATCCACTAATACGACTACGAATTTCATCAACTACTTTGTTTACTTTACCACTTTCAGCAAGTGGAGCAGGGTTTGGAATCATTGGTCCTGGAGCTCCAGGGGGAGCTGCTGGCGGAGCCATTCCTACATCAGGTGGAGGTGCCATTCCTGCATCAGCTGGCGGGGCTGCTGCTTCAGGGGGTGGTGCTGCTGCTTCAGGGGGTGGTGCTGCTGCTTCAGGGGGAGTAGCAGGGGGAGTAGCAGGGGGAGTAGCAGGGGGAGTTGCTGCTACACCATCAAATCCTAATTTAGCACTTAAATCTGTGCCATTTTCCTTATCATGAGACTTTAAATATGATGCTATAATTGGTCTAGAATCCATTTCATCTAATCCCAAGTCTGCTAATATTTGAAAAGCACGATTTAATTTATTATTGTCTATAATACCTTTTATACTATCTCTAACATTATCCCCATCTGTACCTAATGGTAATTCGTTAGTGAACAAATCCTTTAATTCAGCCATGGCCTGTTGTTGTAATTCTTCATTGTCATCAAATAAATCATCATCTTCTTTGACTATTTGATCTAGATAACTTTCAAACGCACTGAGTTCTTTAATTTTTTTGTTTTTTAACTTTGAATCTTTTTTGTCATCATTAGACTTTAGCATGTCCTCTTCTGTATCAATTTCTTTAACAGGCAATTGTGATTCATCAACTAATCTATAAATGTAAGGAAATGCTGTTTTTAATTCTTCATTAAAACTACGTACAGTTAGTCTATCAATCCAATCATTTAGTACTTCTTCCGGAACATCATGTGATTGGTTTACTCTAAAATTCTCTTTAAAAATACTGTAATTTTTAGACATCTGTAATGAATGTACTTGTTTTTTAATATCATTAATACGCTCAATTACTTTTTGTTGGATATTGCCCATACTTTCACTAACAATAGGGCTACGATCTACGTAATTCTTAAAAAATCTTAATTTACTTAGTTCTTCACTGAGTCCAATAACATGACGACCAATATCATCATATGGTGTACCACCGTGACTTACGTGTTGAGCCAGTGCTCTTGCACCGTTTAAATGCTTAACTGGGTATAAAAATCTCTCACCCATTACATTTTCAACATAGATATGCTCAATACGTTGAGATCGTCCATTCATGGAATTTAAATTCACTGGCTGACTATGTCTTACTATGATTTTAGCCTCGCCTATTTCTTGATAACTAGTCTTACTAGTACCAAATAATTTTGATTCATTCATATCATTTTCCCCTGAGGAACCCCTTTTATCTAAATTAGTTTTAGACGGATTCTGTGCATTAAAATTTAATCCATGTGTTTGAGCAAATTTAGGTAATATATTTCTAATAAATCTATCCCATGATCTATTATTTACTGTATCAGTCCATTGTACATCTAAACCAGGATCCTCGCCCTCTTCTGATAAGCTAATTGTAACATTTACTATCTTTTCACCTTCATCACTAGTAAAATCAAACGTGAACTTTCTTGCATCAGCGTCTTTTAAATTAACACCATCAATAGGTTTATCATCCGCAGTGGATTTTTCTAGGCTAGGGAACCTTGTTTGTAATTGTCTACCCAAATCTTTGGCTATTTGTTGGAAATTTGCACTCATATCAATATTTATTAGAAACTGCTAGAAACAAATATAGGTAATGGTGCTTCAAAATCTTCTTCTGTGTGTACACCACTAAGACTTTCAAATACTCTTGGGTCTCAATCAGCTACTAAAGTACTCATTCTAACCATTAGTAATAAGGCACTAACTAAGTCATCATGATCACCGCTTTTTGCTTTGAAGGTAAATCCAGCGGCAATAAAGCTTTTTAACTCACTGATTAAGCTTTTACTATTGATTTCCATCTGACCTGTTTCAATTAAATGCTTTAACCTAGCACAGGCTGATATTTTACTACTATGTGTGGTATTAAATCCCTTACGAAACTTACGTATATGTCCTTTTCGTATAGGTTCTGATATCATTAACCCGCCAAATTGCTCTTCACCAAGGTCTTTGATCACTACTAATCCTGCTTCACCTACAGTATTATTTTCTATACTCCAATAGATGTTGTTAGAACTTCCACCCATCTCGTTACTGAGGTATTGTAGTATGTCTTTTAGGATTTTAATTTGCCCTTGAATAGGTGTGGTATTATGATGCCACTCTGCCACTTGTTTAAATGTGGGCAATTCAAACACTTCTATAGCACTATAGTTTCCGCCTGTACCTAAACTGGGGTCTAAACTAACTAGATATATGTTATCTGGATCAAGTTTGCTATACCATCTAGTTTGACCCATTTTAAATATAGGATCACGACCAGTTAGCTCGCTTAATCTAATACTGTTAACTAGTGTTTCATCATAGATCAAGAACTCGCAGCCGTATTCACGTCGAAATCTCTCTTCCCCAATTCTACTTTGTTCTTGTGCAGCCCACTCATCGTCTCTATCTGGATGTTCATCCCAACGACATGTGAATGGAAAGAAGCCATTCATTCCTAATTCTTGTTCATTGCCAAATTCATCGTAGTTATTATTGGCTTCTTTCCAAATAGTAGCAAAGGTATCCTCATCACTATTAGGTGTACTAGTAATAATTGCCTTACCACCAGTTGCTAATGTGGGAGAAATTGATGTCCAAAATTCATCAGCCATATTTAAGGGAACGAAAGCAAACTCATCACAGTATAATAAGGAAATACTCATACCACGACCAGTATTGCCTGTAGTAGTTGTGGACACAATACGTGATCCATTGTCAAATTCCACACTGCCTTTGTTATAATTGATCACACCAGAACGAATAAAATCAGGACAAAGTTCATATGCATAACGAATACGCTGCATGATCTCTGATGCTCCTGCCTGTTTGTGAGCAGAAATTAGTATAGTTTGATCTGGGTGGAACATTGCATACCAAAGTAAGTACCCACTCGCACAGGTGGTCTTGCCCATCTGTCTAGGCAACATATTTACAGTAAATCTATGATTATGGTATGCGTGTAATAGTCTTATTTGGTATTCAAAAGGCTCAAATAACAACTTACCCCTAACTGGGTGCTGTATATAAAAGAAATTAGTACAAAAATGTAGGTACCCAAGATCTGGATCACTACATTTTAGTAAATCCTCTACCTGCTGTTCAGTATACTTTTCTTTCTTATAAGCTTTCTTGGTAAGTACACCATCCAGAGACTTGGCCATTATCTTCCTTTAACTTCGGTATACAGATTTTTTAACTTATGTTTTAGAGTTTCATGCATAGGCATACTCATTGGGTTATCACCACCACGATAATTATGCTTAAATGACTTCTTAGGCTTGTTTAAATCATTACCTGCTGGTACTGCTGCTGACATACTGGCATATTCCTCATCAGGGCTATTAGCATATTCGTCTATTTCTAGTTCTATTTCATCAGCATCGCCATGATCATGACCCATATTGCGATCCATATCACCCATATCTCGGTCCATATCATCCATGTCTCGATCCATATCATGCTTAGGCTCTGAAACTGCTACAACTGCACCTGCTGGACTACTCATTGCCCCGTCTGGAGCATCGTCCCCATTGCCTTTTAGTACATTTAATAAATTACGAATGCCTTCTGGACCTGTGGCATTCATGCTGACATTCATTGTAATTGGTGGATGATTATCGCCACCCATCATGCTCATCCCGCTAATTGATGGCATAATACCACATTCTTCAACGGGTTGATTGGACTCTTTTAAAATCTGCTTATTTTGATCTAAGTCTGATATGGTCTGTAGTAATTTTTTGAAATCCATTATTCTGTCCTGTTGATTGAACTTAACACACTCTTTAAGAATTGTGACTGTTCCATATTATGTGCTTTTTCTGTAGGAGCATTTTTAGCCAATAATTGATCATTAACGCCTTTATATTGCTCACCTCTATGACGATCTTTACCTAAACTCTTTATAAAACTTAATTTGGCCTTTTCGCCTGCCATTGCTTGGTTATTTAACTTTTCATAAGGCTTGTTTAAAACAGCTTCACCTTTGGTACCTACTCTACTATAACTTTCAATATTAAGTTCTATTTCTTCTTGCTCTTTTAAAGTTCTAACTCTTAAATGAACAGGATTAATTTTTAGTTTTTCTGACAAATAAATTGATAGTTCATGACTAGTCACTGGGTAGCCACACGTAATATCATAAAGATTAACATGAACATTTTTAAGTTCAGGGAAATCTAAAGGAGTTTCAGTAATAGGTGTACGCATGGTTTTAGTTACACCAGTACACTCAAACTTAGAAAGAACCATTTTCATGTTCTCTTCAATTTTGTCATCAACGTCGCCTGCAATTTTAACCTTAAATTCATAGGTTTTAATGCTTTCTATTAGGTATTCCTTATATATGCTCATAGTCTTTCCAATATGCTATATTTATTTAATATTTTTAAGTTTTTCCAACAGGCTGTTTCTATCAGCCACAATATAACCATTCCCTGGAATATCTAACCCTTTAGTATTATCTGAATTGGCTTCTTGATCAATTTTTTGTTTCTTCAACTGTAGTTCAATCATTTTAAGCTTTTTATCTATTTTTGCTGCCTTAGCATCAATAGCATTTTTAAGCATAGTGCCAGCAACTTCAAAAATGCGTCCACTATATCTTGCTTCCACATTCATGCCTAAATCCATAAGATCATCATAGGCATTAGTAGCACGATCAGCTAAGGCATCAAATTCTTTGTCACTTATGTCACCTAGACCTTTGACCTGAGGCAATGCTGCTGTGATTTTATCAAACTCTTCCATGTCTCTTAAAAATGCTTCTGGCTTTTCCTTAACTTTGGCATCTTCTTTGACAATTTTTTTATTTTCTGGTAAATTTAATACTTCTTCTAGCTTTTTGGTCATAAGGTATTTATCTTGCTCCGCCTTGGTGGAAAATATCTGTCTCATTTAACACACGAAACTTCAACCCATGACCTTTACACCATGCTGTGGCTGCGGCCCATTTATGTTGATTAACAACAAATTGTGCTTGCCTAGCTGTATTACGCCCTACTTTTTCTAAAAGTTGCTGATTTTGTGGTTTTATTTCAATAACTTCTGAAAGTAGATTATTATTTTTATCTAAGTATTGTATGAAAAAATCCGGCACATATACTGTGACACGTTTGGTTATGGGATTTTGATAGGGTATTTTTATACTTTCACTGGCCCATTTCTGTATACTAGCATGACTATCACAAAAATTCATAAAGGCAAATTCCCAACTACTACGATATGTTGGGCTTTTTACACCTATATATTTTTCTGGAAACTTAGGTGTAAATTTACCTTTAGCAAACTTACTCATACCAATATATTACGATTCTCAAAAGTATCACTGTCATTGCTAATTTTATAACCTAATACACTAGTTTGAACTCTATAGTAATTTAATACTTCTGTGACTACTTGACTTAATTGACTGTCATTGAGTCCTTTAAGATTATCCAGTAATTCAAAAATATTAACTCCGTCCAATTTAGCTTGATTTAATAATACAATACCTGTGCTACGGGCAGCTTGTTCACCAAAACCCTTTTTAATAAAAAATCCTAATACAGCATCAATTTGATTACTGGGAAAAGTAATCTGACCTAAAAAAAACTTATCAAAAAAAGTTCTAACTTCTTGATTATTTGTCGAATTATCTAAGGGTAAATTACTCATAATAAATTTATGGAAAATCTGGAGGGGTTGCTTTAGTACTGTTAACTACTGATTTAGATGGAAATATAGTATCCTTAATACCGCTAATAGCAACTCCAGCCCCAACTGCTGCTAATCCACCTATTAATTTAGTGCCTTCGACAGCAATACCTGCTTTGGTCAGCCCTTTAGCATTTTGATATGTATTAATTGCCGAAATGCCAGCAGTAAGAAAATCGCCCTTATTAACACTATCAGCTATACTAGAGATTCCTGCTAATACCCCACCAGTTCCAAATATTGTTTTAGTACCGCCACCTGCTGGACTTAATGGACTTGGGTTTTTATCATAATGCTCTTGAGCAAACCCTCGAACATTACCGCTATCAATATTACCTATATCATATGATATCCCTTCATAAATTATACTCATACTACATTCAGAACTCCCCCCACTTTGCTCTGCACTATTAGGACTATCATGATTGAATGATGCAATTAGGGGATTAACTAATGTATAACTAGCATATTTTCTATTATTAAGTTGATACAAAACTATTTGATTAAAAAATGGCAAAGAAGAATTATTATCAAAACCATAATTAACTTTTATGTCACTCGGGCCTCTGGTTGCACTGTTTGGTGGATAATATTTACGTTGGCCAATTAACGGGTCTGCATAGTAATATGCATAATAATTTTGCCAAAGTCTATTAACTATATCAGCTCTATCATCATGAAATCTAAAATTAATAGCAGTACGATCATGAGTTAATTGTACAACCTTTTTACGATTATATTGATTTAACGTCATTGTCTTAACAGTATACTTGGGCAGATCTACTGACTTTACTAATAACCCAACTTCAAATTGATGACGATCTTTTAAACTATTGTCACGCAATGCCGAACCATTTATATCAAAATACACATGATATAAAAATTTTGCTTTAGGAGCTAATCTAAAATTGTCATCAGAAAAGGTTCTAGCAGCATGTTGCCAATCGCCCATCTGACCTTTGGGTCTGAGGAAACCCCTAGCTGTATCTTTTAGATTGAAGCCAGCACCAAGAGTATTTAATAATGAATTGAATTTACTAGCCATATAGTTTATTTATAGTATATAATAAACTGCTACTATAACTACTAACCAATAAAAAAGGGCCCGAAGACCCTTTTTAAAATAAGAACTTTTAACCGCCTGTGGCCATTGTTCTTGTAGTTCTTCCAACGTTTGCACCAATACCAGAACCTTGTGGGATTTGGATACAGTTATCTGGCTGAATTGATAAGTCAATTGTCTGAGGTGTTGCTTCAGCATAACTTAAATTTTGATAGTTTGCACTTACAACATAACATCCATAACATTCCCAAGTTTCTAAAATGTTAGCATTCCATATTCCATTACCGCCATCTAAAATCTCAATTTTCATTGTGAACTTATAGTCTGTTCCGCTGGCTGCTGATGCTTGCTCGAAGAAGTCGAATTGCTTCTGCATCTGCTCACCGACCATCTTACTAACTACACCAGTAGCATCATCACGTAAAATAACCGGAATGGGCTGCCATGTTGGCTTACCAGCATAGTTAATTTTACTGTTATAAGTTTCAATTACTTGATTTGCAAATTGTACGTTTGGCTTGGATGTTGTTTGCACTTGTTTAGTTAATTCAGTTGTTGGTGTACTGACTCCAAAATTCTCAAATAAAATTCTAAAACGATATTTGAGTTTTGGCATCAATGTGCCTTGACTGCTAGCACTACTATCTGTTGCTAGTGGTACTGTGAATCTATTTAATGTTGCAATTGCCATGTTATTTTAGCTCCGTTATACTTATTTATGTTTAAATACTACCAGTACTCTTTATGCGTAGAGGTATGTAGATGAACTCAACTGCTTTAACTGGCACAATAGCTACATCAACATACAACTCATTTTTATCAATTCTATTTGGAGTATTATTACTATCATCACAAACTACAACATAATCATATAATGCTCTTTGACCAACAAGTTCAAGTAAGAAACTTTCAACACTGTTCTTAATTTCATCCCGTGTAATCTTGTCATTTGGCTCGAACACATATGGTTTAGCAATAATGTCTAACTGTCTACGCATATAAACAATTAATCTTGCTACGTTGATACGATCTAATGCACTAGCATTTTTAGCACGAGTTTTCTGACCATAGTTAACTAATCCCACACCTGTGAAGAATGTAATTGGGTTAATCTTTACATCATACAATGTGTCTCTTTGACCATTATTTAATGCAAGGGTTTTGAACTCCCCTTCATCGTCAACATAACCAACGCTTGTAGCATTTGTAATACCACCACGTCTTGTTCCTGCTGGAGCAAACCATGGATAGCTAACATTGTCACTTAGTGCAATAGTTCTTAACATCATATGACTTGGTGGTACAACAATATTATTACCAATGTTGTCACTGCTAAATCCCCATGGATAGAATAGAGCCATATATTCATCAAAACTAGGAGCACCAAAGTCATTGTCTTCTACTGCTAGACGTAAATTATTACCCCATGTCATTAAACTTGTAGCATCTGGTAATAGTCTTGATGGAGTATCACCTACAATAAATGCTGTTAATGCACGGTCATAATTCAATGTAATCATCTCACCGATCAACTCTGAATATCCTGGGCAAGCAATTAAGTTAAACACTCTTGCTTCCTCACGAATATCTGTTGAACTATTAATTGCTGCTTGAAGTGCCTGTACTACAACCTTACGTTGTGCTTTACGTCCAAATGATCCGCTGCCATTGTCTTGATTTGCACTAACGGTGATCCAACGATGTGGGTAATAATTTGCCATTGAGTCATTTTCAAAATCACGTAATGCAGGATTATAAACATCATATCTTACATTTTCATCATCAATGTTAACATAATTGCGTACAAATTTCTTAACATTAAATCCACTTCTACGTAGATTCCATAATAACATACCTTTTGGATATAGTGCAGGATCTGGAGCATCAAAATCAACATAATCACTGATCAATAAATCTTCAATAGTGCCTGGCATATCACTGTTCATACCTGTTGTATTATATCGTACATCATCAAATAATACACCATCCTGTGTACTTTGATCTGTGACATCCTGCTCGACCCATTTCTTAGAAACAGGTCCTGACTTACCTTCATCAAACTTATAAATTCTAGGGAAGTTTTCCAAGTCACTAGTATCAATCCACAAATCGCCATTAGCTAAAGCACTGCCATCACTCTGTGTTAATGGAGAAGTTGCACTAACAAGTGGACCATTTGGATCTGTCTTTTTAGCAGCATTAGTAGTATAATAAGGACTTGGAGCAATATAGTCAGGCTGACCTAATGTGCCTGCACCAGGGAATTGATATCCAACCCATCTAGTACCATTATGAATCATAATGTCCACTTCATCAATAACACTACTGTACCATAATGTACCATCTAAAGCCAATGTAGATGGGCTTTCTTTGCCAGCACTAAGTCTCAATGGCTCCCATAAACTTGCTATATGAGTAATATCTGGATCACTGCCATAACCCTCTTCTCTAACATTATCGTTGTCTAAAATACCTAATTGTCCTAAAATATCAAACGCAGCTGAATAAGATTCACCAGATCCTAATCTAAAATCACCGCCATACTTGTGACTAATAACAATTCTATTCTGTGCATCAACACTTGCTTGAATATTTTTTAAATCATTGGCGCTACTAATTGCACCGGCAATTGTTTCTGCATCACTGCTATTGCCAGTTAATACAAAATTAACAGTGACTTTATTAGCTAAATTAGCGGATCCAATTACACCTTCTTTAATAACGATGCTATGACGTGAGGAGTCTGGAGCACACCAATTGTCAGTAATTTTTTTACTAATAATAGTATTTGCACCTTCCATTGATTTTCTAAATAATCTAAAATTAGCTTCTTTTGGACCACTAGGCGATGTTAATTCAGTTGTATTTGTTTGGCAATAAACTGCACCAACAGGAATGTTTGCTCCGCCGCCACTTTTATCTAGATTATAAATTGCTGTATGACCATTAGGATATAACGGAGCAGCAATCTTATCAAATTCTTCTGTCACTACATTATATTTCTTTAGAGCTAATTTAGCACCACCTTTTGGTTCAGTAGTTCTGATCCATATACTACCAGTTCTTGCACCATCATAAGTTTTAGGATCAAGACCAGCTGCAAATTCTGGAGTGTTAGTTAATGGTTCAATGGCCAATGATAAAACATCATAAGTACCAACATCAATGCCTAATACACCACAAGCATTACCACTAATACTAACAGAACCGCCATAATCATTACTAACATAAAATACTAGTGTATTATTTAATACTGCTGCAAAAATTCCATCATTGTCATATGCATTATTAATTCTAGCAGCTACTTCAGCCAATGTGTCATCTGCACTTACAAAAGTAACAGATGGCTGACCATTAATACTTAATTCTTTTTCGTTAAGTAATGTAGCATTAGTTAAAGTTGTAGTTATAGCTGGCCAACTAAGACTCCACTCCTCACTGCCTACCTGTACCCATTGACCTGAGTCGATTAAAACATTCTGTACAATTGCATTTAAATTATTACGTCTTGGGTAGCTAAGACCTGGACTCTTATAATAAAGCACATCAGGTTCATTATATTCAGTATTTAAATCCATCAAACTTACAATAGCATAATCACCAACTACACCAACTGAAGCTTTTGGAGTAAAATCACCATCTTCAAAATCAACAACTTTGGAAGGATCTGTAATAACAATAGGACCCTTTAAAGCAAATTTCTGACCAAGTTTATTAGATCTAGGAGCGTTATTCCATTCAAAAATACCCCAACTTGAATTGGCGGTATCTAACCAATATGTACCACTTTCTGGTTCAGCAGTTGGGGATTCCGACTTAGCATTTAATGCTTTAAGATCAATATCTGCTCTAACTACATATGCTCTATTACTAACACCTAATAAACTATATGCTGCTTGTAAACCATATTCATTTTGTTCACCTGCATGAATTGGATTATTATTAGCATCAGTCTTGAAAATCGGGGTTCCAAATGTGTCTGCTAGGTCACGTTGACTTGTAATCAAGTATGCCTTGCCTGCGTTAGATTTTAATGTGCCTGGGGCAATTCCAGAGTTAGAACCATTCTTTTTATTTTCTTCTGAAGCTACAAGAATTAATGGGACTGTACTTGGTGCTGCTGGAGCATAAAAACTTTCGTCAATAACTGTTACGGCGACGCCTGGTGAATTTAATTTGGCCATTGTTCGATTTCTCCTAAATCTTACTCATTGTATTTATAGTAAATGGAGAAAATCTTTGGGTTTAGGTCAAAACTAACTGATAAACTCTATTATATTAAGACTTCAACTCGACGATAAAGATCCTCAACACTGTCATTATTATCTATGACAAGATCAAAATCAGTACCGACCCAACTCCATTCACTGGCATGAATTTTTAAATCTTCTAATCGGGTACGTTGCTCTATATCGCCATTATTGGCTGCTAATGCCAATGAGTACCAATTAGGCAACTCGCCTCTTTGTACCCAAACAACTGTACCGCCTGTATTTTTAATAGCTGCTATTTCATTTGGAAATCTACAGTCACTAATTACCACATTATCAGTGGTATTTTTTAATTTATTTTCTAAACTAGCAATCCAAATATCGTCATTAAATGCTTTACGACAGACTTCAGTACCCCAATACTGCAATACCCATCTTGGAGTAAGATTAGGCATATTCAATCGGCTAGCCCACCAAGTATCTACCTGTTCACGCCACTCCCTACTTTGTTTTGTTCTGCCCTCTAGCATATCCCTATCCCAACCAAATACAGCTGAAATAGCATCCTTCAATGAATTAGCAAAGCTTTCACGCTTAAATTCATGAAAATTTACTAGATAATCTGCTATAGTATCCTTGCCGCTGCCAATAAAACCACAAATACCAATTATCACAAAAAACTCCTTTTTGTAATAATAAAGTAATTTAACATACAAGTCAAATTTTAATTAGCCAATGACAAAATAATAACCTTCTCTTGCACCGCCAATAAACATGTCAAGGTCTTTCTCCAATTTCTCAACTTCTTCTTTGCCAGCTGATTTTAAATCGGTTCCGTTCAATCCACCTGCTCCGCCTGGGCCTGCTATTTGACCAAATTTACTACGTGCTTCACCTAAAATTACCTTGCATGTGGCCAATGTATAGTCTTTAAACCATTGAGCAGCATAGGTGTCTTTGAGCAGGTGATCATCTGGTCTGTAATTATATCCTCTGATTAAAATTTGCTCACCCTCGCCATATGGACGTTGTAATATTCTCAATGTATGAGTAGTTGGTATCCATTGAAACTCAATAAAAGCACCAAACATACGCCCTACTAATTTTTGATAACCTGCAAACATTTCATAGGTAGCAATACCACCTAACATGGTACTGTTTAACAGATATGTGTTTGTATATGCCAAATTAAATGGCTCAAAATTAGTACCGCCGCTGCCGCCTGCTGTTCTTGAACCAATAGTTCTACGATATACACTACGCACTTCGACTATTTCTTTTGGTAGAATATAATCATTAGTGTCCAGTTTAAATTCTAAAAAATAATAACCTTCTTCTACGCTATTACTACTACGTTGTCTAAACTTGGCAAGAGCTTTATTCAAAGCAGTTTCGTAATGGATTGGGTCCAATTCCACATCTACCATGCCATCACCCAACATGGCCTTACAATATCTATAAACGTTTTCTCTTTCTTGAATAATAGTAGTATCTGGCGCCATGTTAGTTCTCCCAGTATATTTATCAGCTGCTAAATATCATATGCCTAGACTCAGCCTTTACCGTCCAGAACGTGGAAACGATTATAAATTCATAGATCGTCAGATCAGTGAAATGTTCGCCATTGGCGGCACGGATTTCTACTTACACAAATATTTAGGAGTAAAAAGTTCAGCAGAAAATGCCAGTGCTGCTACTCCTTTTTATACTAAAGATGGTGTCAACCCCACTTATGACCCCACTCAAATACAAGATTTACTCCTATTAGAAAATAGAGATAGAAAATATGACCCCAGTATCTATAAGATAGAGGGCATTATAATGTACAAAACTTAGACTTTAACCTCAGCCAATTTGGCTTGTTCATTGATAACGATACCGTATTTGCCACTGTGCATATTAATGATTGGATACAGACTATTGGTCGTAAACCAATCAGTGGTGACGTAGTTGAAATGCCGCACTTAAAAGATGAGTTTGCCCTAAACGATTACAACATTGCCCTACCAAGATATTTTGTTATTGAAGACGTTAGCAGAGCCAGTGAAGGTTATAGTATAACTTGGTGGCCACACTTATATAGATTAAAACTTAAGAAAATTGCAGACTCACAACATTATGCTGACATACTGGATCAACCTATTGCCGATGCCAACGGTGATCCTACAAATCAAACTTTACGTGATGTATTAAGTACCAAAGGCCGAGAATTAGAAATTAATGATGCCATCATAACACAGGCCGAAGCAGATACTCCATTAAGTGGGTATGAGACTAGACAATTTTATACATTGGCCATTGATCCTACCAATGGAAATCCCATATTAGAAACTGTAGATGATAACACCAAACCGCCAGATGCTAGCAGTATGGGGCTTGATACTAGTCGAATTCACGGCCGTGCTGTTAGAAGTGGATATGTAGGATACTTGCTAGGTGATGGATTTCCACCTAATGGCTATGACTTCGGTCATGGAGTGACCTTTCCAGTCAGTCCTTATCTTAATGATTATTATTTAAGGACTGATTTTGCACCAAATAGATTGTTTAGATATGACGGTGTTCGTTGGATCAAGGTGGAAGATGCAGTACGTCACAAACTGACCAATACTGATGATCGTACAACTCAAAAGACTGGCTTTATCAACAATAATAATGTTAATATCATTGGAGGCAAGGATGTGCCAGAAAGACAGGCATTGAGCAAAGTACTTAAACCTAAGGCAGATTTTTAATGCAGTTCTTCTACGATGGTCAGATAAGACGATATCTTATACAAACTATAAGATTACTCAGCAACTTTGTTGTAAAGTATGGTGATGGCACCCTAGCAAGAGTGCCTGTTATGTATGGCGACCAAGATCGTCAAGTTGGCAATATTATTAGACAAAACAGTGAAAATAAAATTAACAGCATGCCAAGGATTGCTGTATATATTAGCAGTCTAGAAATGGAAAAAGATAGATTGGCTGATGCAACTTTTGTGGGCAAAATGCATATAAGGGAACGTGATATAGAATACAATCCAGAAACAGAGCGTGATGAATATACCAGCACCGAAGGTATTAATTATACCATAGAAAGAATCATGCCTACGCCTTACAAACTTACAGTGAAGGCAGATATTTGGACCTCAAATACAGAACAAAAATTACAAATTATAGAACAAATGATGATGCTATTCAATCCCAGTCTTGAAATTCAAACTAATGATAATTATGTAGACTGGACCAGTTTAAGTGTGATCTATATGGATAGCATAAATTTTAGTAGCCGATCAATTCCAGTAGGCACTGACAGCCCAATCGATATTGCTAATATGACATTGAGCATGCCTATTTGGATCAGCCCTCCAAGTAAAGTTAAACGATTGGGTGTTATTGAAAGTATCTCCATGGGCATGTTCAGTCAGATAGGCCGAGGTAGTGGCGGTTATATTGATGGGCTAGGCGTAGATGATGGCGGTCTAACACCAACTCAATTGAATAATGTAGGTGCTGCTACTACAGTTATAGACAATTATAATATCATCGTGTACGGCGGGCAAGCTAGAATATTTTATCCAGATGCCAGCGGGTCACATAAAAATGATTTAATTAATGTTGAAATAAATTCAGAACAACAAGTCAACTGGAACTTGTTATTTGACAAACATCTTGGCAAATGGGACTCTAGAACTAGCAAAATATTCTTAATTCAACCCAATGGCACTGAAGTTATTGGTACTATTGCCATTAATCCATTAGATCCTACTATATTGAATATAGAATGGATCACAGATACTTACCCGAGCAACACAGATATCCTCAGTGTATATAGACCTAACAGCCCAGGCACATTTGACGCTATTATTGATCCAAAGACCAAAGGCCCTAATAGTGGATTGCCAGCATCCACCATAGGAACTAGATATTTGATCATTGATAATATCGGTGGCGGGATAAGAGAAACACTCATTGCCGAAAATTCCAGCAATAGAATAGATACTACCGTAGACTATAATAAGGTTTTAAGAACAGAAGTTTATATTAATAATCAACCTGTAGGTTTTGATGTTTTAAACATTGACGGTAAACTAGTAATTAGATTAATCAATTCAGCGCAAATAGATGATAGCATAACTTATGAGCTTTTTGTTAACGCATCTGGGCCTAGTGCTTGGCAAAACAATGATGGCAGTGATTTTATAGCCAATACTAATGATATTATTGAATGGACTGGCACAAAATGGCGTGTAATTTTTGACAATACAGTATCAAAAAATGTCATACGCTATCTAACAAACATATATACAAATGTCCAATACAAGTGGAATGGAATTGGTTGGGTTAAGAGTTTTGAAGGCGAATACCTCAAAGGATACTGGCGTATATTGTTATGAAAGATAAAATTGTTTGTAGTGGTGCATTATTTTATGCTAGGGACACTGGGCGTGTTCTACTACTACAAAAAGCCAATGGCAAACACAGAGGTACTTGGAGTTTAGTTGGCGGCACTAATGATGCAGGCGAAAATGCTTGGCAAGGATTGATGCGTGAAATAAACGAAGAATTAGGATTTATTCCAGAAATTCTAAAATCAATACCTTTAGAAACGTTTGTCAGTAATGATAGTGTGTTCAATTTTCATACATATCTCTGCTTAGTTGAGGATGAATTTATACCAACAATCAGTGAGGAACATGCAGGGTGGGCATGGACCACAATTGATCTAGCCCCAAAACCATTACACCAAGGACTGCGTAGTAGTTTTAATAATCGTGTTATTAGAACTAAACTACAAACAGTATTTGATGTAATGGACTTAATTTAGAATCCCAAATACTTACTTCTAATAAATTCCAAGTCATACCGCTGTTCACTTAGGTGATGAGGCTTGCCTTCCCATGGTTCAAATGAAGGCCAACAAGTACGCCAATATTCACCCCATTTATTAGTCAAATAATCAATATTCAAATCACGGGCTGCATCGACCTTTTGCTGAAATTCTGGATCACGTCGACGTGTATTACCGCCATAAAAATGATATTGCGTTTTATCACCAGCACCGTGATAATAATTGGCATCTAATCCTAAAATTTTCTTAATTGGTTTATGTACGAGACGCATGATATAATCATCATCCTCACTGTAAGCTGGATACATGTTTTCATCAAACAATCCATACTGCTTTACCACAGTATCTCTAATTAAGAATAAATCCCAACTGCCCACACTGAAGTCTCCACCATTAGCATGAATCATTCCCACTTCTGGATCACCAGTTATTTTATGATGCATTTCAGCTAACAATCCTGGACCAAAACTCACATCATCATTTACAATGACCCAATATGGAGCCATCATATAACTTTTAATAATCAAATTCCAAGAAAATGACACACCCATGTTAGCTGGCATATGACATACATGAATTTTCTTAATATATCTGTGCTTGATTTTAGCTAAATTATCAAGATCTTCTGTAATTTCACCTTTGCCATTATTATTAACTATGAAGAAATTTTCTACGGGGAAATCCACACTGGCCAATAATCTAGAAACCCAATATGTATCAAAAACAACTGCTGTGCCTATTACTGGAATCATTATTAACCTCTACCTGATAAAACGTAATCCTCGCCTTTCTTAGCCTTGTCATTGATAACAATCATCTTGTTTAGTATATCTTTATCAATGTATTCAGCACATACCCACCAATCTTCATAATTACGCCATTCATCTGGCGCAATATCGTTAACTACTAGGGTATAACCCTTAGATTTTAAAAACTCTCTTGATAATTCTCTTAATTCCTTTTTATCTGTATTATAGTGATCATGCTCAAAAGTAATAACTTTAAATTTATATTCATCAAAAGGAATCTTTTTCAATATCTCAAAAGTTACTTCAGCTGGATCACAATCTAATTGAAGATAATCTACAGCTGGCCCTAAATTCATTTCCCTAATGATCTTAGCATAATCAATTTCTAGTGCATTTTTAATTAGAAAAGGTGTCCTTCTTTCTGTACTAACTTGCCGTTCATCTAGGTCAATACTAATACCACGCCAATTAAATTGTTTTTCTAATAAGGCTGTATTATTTCCATAAAAAGGTCTGCCAGCACCAATTTCAATAAATGTGCCATCTCTTTTACCGTTTAGCACACTTAAAACAAACATGTCTTGATATGCTTCACTATAGTTTGTTTCAATAGTTTCTGAACCTAGGAAATTGTGTCTTAATTTATGATGTTTAGAAGGCTCAAAATTATCAAAAGGTATTTCCACATAATTGCTCATGTATTTTAAGTTATTATAGATGATTTTTTTATAATCCTCTGAGAGTTCTTTTGACCGCATTAGCTCTTTAAACAAACTACGAGATTCATCACATAACCCACAATGCCAACTACTTAGAGCTTTTTGAAATCTAATAGCATCTTTACCTGGATAACCTATATCTGTTCTTAATCCAGAATTAATATCATCAGCAACACTTTCACCAATGCTGGCTGCTGTATAACACTCATTCCAATGACCATCTTCTGGCTTTCTTTCATAAAATCTACTAAGGTGATAGTAAGCTTCGGGCCGCTTTGGCTGTAAAGCCACTGCATGAAGTAGTAGGCCTTTTACGGTAAAGTTCCTAGAACCCTGTCTTTCAAAACATAATGCTGCTCTAAGTAAGCATTCATATCTTAATAGATCATCATTAGTACGTTCGGCTGTTCTTAAAAAGAAACTGATTGCACTAGCTGACTGACCTAGTAAATCATACTGTAAACCTATGGCAAAATTGCGTTCAGGATCTGTTGGATCTTTAATATATTCTAATAAATGAGATTGAATTTTATCTGCTTCAAGCATAATGATCTATATCCAGTATATTTAAATGTGCGACGTCTACGTTACCTAAAAAATGATAATTATTAGTTAGGATAAGGTGTAAAATACGTTCGCCAAAAAAGTCATAAAACCTAACCTGCTGATTTCTGTTGTATATTTCAGGAAGAAAACTAGCATAATTAGCGTGAAATTCAAATAGTATTGTGAAAAGAACTTCACAAATACGATCAAATGTCACACGATCAGCAGTAAACATATGAAATGGTATCAAATATTTGTAATTTCTTAATCCATTAATCATATCAACAGTAATAGGAATACGCCGATCTCCGGCTAAACCATATAATAATTGCCAACCCAAATTATTATGGCAATGACTAAAATGATCATAGACATTATCCACATGAGGAGCATATCCTTTTATAGCGGTAACTATGTCTTTGGCTTCAGGAACATATACTCTATTGGGTTTTAAATTGAATTCCTCATCCCAATAAATTCTATATGTATTAGTTCCTTTATATTCATGTTGGGCATTTTTCCAAACCCAATATATTCCAGTCAAACTACCAAAATCATTGTTCATATGGCTAATACTTTCACCAATATTATCCATTATAAATCCTCTATTTTGGAGGACAGCATAATCCGCGTGATTATAATTCACAGCACCACACATGATGTTTCGCTGATCATACTGAATCTTTTTTGGTTCTCTGCCTACATAACAGAGACAATACATTCCTAAGTCTATCATATAACATAGTTATCTATGCTACTATTATACTGGAATTTTTTATATTGTCAAGACTATCCTAGTCGAAGTATAGTAATTTTACTGGCTGTAGCACCAGTACCTAATATGGCAATTGCGTTATTGGCGAACCAACTAACGGTATCGCCAATATTAGCTATGTTGAATACGTCAGTTACTGAGCCTCTTCTAACTGCTGTTGAATTTAATTGTAAATATCTTGTTGGGGTATCCAAACCATTAAGTCTTCCCCAAAAATCACTAGTAGGCATTGCATCACCGCCACCTGCTGCACCCAAATTATAGTGTACAATAACTTGATAATAGCCCACTACACTAAATGTAAAAATACCAGTATTGGCCATTGAGCCAAAACTTGCGCCTACCTGTAAAAACGGAGTTGAACTAAATCTCACCACTGCGCCACCGCTAGTTGTAGTTTGATCCCCGTCTTTAGCAAAGACCACGGTAGGTGCGGCAGATGGATTAACCCATTGTATACCTGTACCTGTAGTTTGTAAATATTGACCAATAATACCAGTAGTTCCGCCAACGGTCAATGCGCCGGTTAATGTTAAATCTGACGCTGTAGGAGATGTTAATGTTTTGTTTGATATAGTCTGACTGGCAGCCAATGTGACCACTTGACTATTATCGCTATACATATCATTGGCGTAAATACTACCTTGTACTCCTACGCCGCCAACTACCGTCAATGCGCCGGTAGTGTTTGAACTACTAGACTTTACAGATGCTATAGCTACGGTCCCATTAGGCACATCTAAGGTAATCAGAGCACTATCTTTTAGGTTTTTAATTAAAAAATTGTCATTTTCTGTTACAATAGTGCTAAGAGAATTTTGACTTATTATATCAATATAATCTCTATCACCACCTGCTGTATAATTGGGCCCAATACGTATTTTTGCGTCAGGCCCTTGTGCTACTAAATTATATCCTGTTAAGGTTGTTTCATTTAAATCCTTGGCACCAGCATAAATTGCGCCATCAATATGTAAGTTTTTAGCAATGCCAACACCGCCTGACAATACCAAAGCACCACTAGCAGCATCATCACTTTGAGTAGTACTGGTTAGAGTCACATCGCCATTGGCTCTTATTGTGGTAAATGATCCTGTATTACGTATTACAGCTCCAATTGGGGTATTTTCCACACCATTAGCATAGATATTACCACCAAATCCTGCTCCGCCAGCAACAATTAATGCCCCCGTTTGCTTATCTGAACTAGCTTCTGTAGATCCAATACTTACAGATCCTGAGTCAATATTAATAACTAGTGTGTCATCAATCCAAGTACCGTCAGGTTGTCTAGTAATATAAAAATTATCACTTGAATTACGGCCAAGGGCAAACTTTTCTACTCCATTAGACTGGAAATTTATTGTATTATTGCCCGCTGCTGTTTGATTAAGTACGACATTTGGATCAGACCCTTCTAATTCTAACAAGTTCATATTGTCAGAAACTACATAAATGTCATTTTCAACGGTCATTGAGTTCCTTACCACAGGATCATCAATATAAGGACTGGTTAAAGTCTTATTGGATAGTGTCTGAGCCACGTCAGTTCCAACCAAAGTTGTACTAGCATCTGGAATTAGAACTGTTCTGTCTGCCGTAGGATCGACCACACTCAATGTTGTTTCATAACTATCAGGTGTGGAACCTTCAAATACTATATTACCATCAAGCAAACTCAACCCACTGACAAAAGGACTGGTCAATGTCTTATTGGTCAATGTCTGTTGAGTAGTTATGGTGGCAAATATTGTGAGATCTTGCGGTACACCCTCTGGTCCACTGGAACTAAATGTCACATAAACTGGATCATTATTGGAGAAATTGCCATAACTTCTAGCTATGCTTACGGATATTTCGGTATAGTTGTCATCGACTGTGACTACTTTGTATTGAAAAATCAAAAACCAATTGGGATTATTCTGTTTTTCAACCTTAATATAACCCCTTCTAACAAAATTTCCAAACAAATTCAAGCTTTCTAAAAACTCTGATATATCATTATTGGCCAAGTCGTAGTTACTAATATAGATAGTATCAGCATCTTTCATTGATGCGTTATTAAATCTTATAACAGATCTGGTAGAGCCATTATCTATGCCTGTTGTTGTGGTGAGAGTACTGGCAGTATAACGATATCTGGTAACATCTAGACTGCTAGGAGGTACCCAACTAACATTTCCAAGTCCATCAGTACGAAGAATATAATCGGTGCCCCCACCTAATGGGAAGGCAGCATAACCTGCTTGAGTAGTATCTAACCAAAGTAATTTTAAATTTTGAGGAGGAGTGGCAGCAACGTGAATACTCTTGCTGATGACCTGACTGCCGTTAAGGATTAGACCATCTTCGTCGGTACTGAGTAAATGCGATGGGCCCGTCTGGTCTAAATTAATTGCCATTTATCATTCCTTTCTATTACTTATAAAAGTGCTATTCTACTTTGGAAGTCTGCAAAGTCTGTACTATCTGCTACTAATTGTTTGAACGCTGCCAATGAAATATTAAAAGCGCCTGTAGCACCTGTAGTACCTTGACTTCCATCAGTACCTTGAGTACCAACCCCAACTGGACCTTGTGTGCCTGTAAATCCTTGTACACCTTCCCAACCCTGTAAGCCTTGATATCCTAATGTACCTTGTAT